TTAGTGCAATACAACCATCTGAAATTAAAACATCACCTGCTGTTAAAGTAAGTGAATTACTTCCAGCATCACCAGCCATCACTCCCATATTGGCAGTAAAATCACCAGCTTTAGAGAAATGCCATGTATCTGATGTTCCTTCGATATCATTTCCAGTACCTGCATTAGTGATTTGGATACAATCTCCTGAACCTGTTGCTGTAACAGTAATTACATCATTAGAAACATGCGATCCTGCCATAGTCAAAGATCCAGCTGTAATAGCTAAATTTTGGTCTCCAGCATAAATAGCATCTAATGAAGGAGCTGTACTTCCTCCTCCTGCTGCTCCTAAAGTTGTAGATGAAGTCGTCGAGCGGAAAATTAATTCTCCACTACTATTTACATACAATCCATAAGTTTCATCACCCAATGGATTTGTTGCGTTCGTTGCGTGAAACCTTAATATTCCTCCCTTTAAATCTATATTTCTAGGGGTAGAATATGGTTTCCCGTTATATGTACTCATTTTGTTTGAGAGAATAGTCACGTGTATAGAATATTGACACAATGTCTCACCCACTTCGCGCTATTCACATTATTTTTGTCGACCGTTTAGAATGTCGATCTAACTAGTCAGAAGGATTTCCAGAAGTTCCGAGTGAACCAACCCAACATCTTGCTACATCGTTGTGACCTAAGTCAAACATTGATGTTACAGATACTTGAATCTCTTTAGTCTTATAAACTACATTCACTGGATCTAACTGTACTCCTTGAGATTCCACGAATTGGAATCCTTCTTGGTCTGTCAAAGCTCTTGAAGAATCAAACATATACCAGTATGCGGTATTTGTTAAATAATCCAAAGGCAAAACTTTAAATGCTGGAACTGCTGCTCCATCATTGTCCATAGATTCTGGAATTTTACCAGATTTAATGGCTCCCAAAATCTCCATCGCCTTAAAATGAACACTAGAGTTCTTTTTACAAACCAAAGTGTCCAAACTTGCTGGTCGTGGATTTCCTCTTGGGTCTTTAAACAATCCTGCGGTCCGATGTGCAGCTTTTAATCCTGCATAATCGAATGGAAGATTGTATGTGGTTCCATCATAAACATAATTGTTCATATTGGTTCCACCATCTTCCCTTGTGTGGTCATCGTCGAAAGCGTTTAGACTATCTCCACCGGTTGTGGTGATACTCTTAGCTCCTCCTTGACCATAATGGGTATATGATGTTGCTGAATCAAATCCATTATCCAATCTTTCTGCACACAATTTTTCTCTTTTTCTAGCATCAGCTTTCTTTAATTCACCTACGATGTTAGTCAAAGTTCTCTTTTGAATACCGAATTTCCACATCCTGTGTGTAATTGGTAACAATAGAGCAACCATATTTTGTGTATCACTTTGTTACTCCGCACTATTATCTAAATCAAATTTTTGACTTAGATGTAAATGTACGTGGAAAAACCTCTTCGGATTTTTCTCTTATGGTTACTTATTCCCATAAGTTCAGACTGTTGCATCACCTTTCGGCGCCATCTCGCTCAGTCGTTGTTGGCGGTATTTCTACCTTCCAAGGCGTTGGCATTTCAGCGTTCGCCGTATATCAGAGATGGTTTTAAAAACCCTATACTAATATGTGAACATTAATTTCAAGGTTTTGTCATTAGTCTGAATAGGAACATCAGATGTTATGACTGCGTTTTCGTCTACGAAATCAGACTCGCCCAATCCTGAGACGCCAGAATCTTTTTCATAATAATCTGTAGTTGTTCTAAAATTGAAGTACTTTTTGTATTGTACTTCTGGTGTAGAACTCTTTAACCAGATATTTTGAATAGATTTGTCAACTAGATCAGCTGCCTGATTTAATGTTAATGGTGCTGGCATAGTTAAGTTGTGGCATCAGGATTTACACCGTTCCCTACTAGAACTCTTCCGACAATATGCGAAGTTGATCGCCCAACTCCATCTTGAATAAATGCAACATATTCGTTTGTTACATTTGTCCCTGTGTTACTAACTGTAGCTTTATCAGTTAATATCATCAATTGTCCATTATCAGCAGCTGAGGCTTGCGCAGATGTGCAATCTACTTCTACTGTTTCTGTTCCTGTCAATTCTTGAACAAGAACGAATGTGCCAGAAGTTGTTGCATCTTCTAAAGCAATAGCTTTTCTGTTGAAATGTGCTGATGTCCCGGTTGCGGCTGTCCACACCCCGGCATCAATAACTAGTTCTAGCAGGTCTCCCGTTGTAACTGTAATAGCAGATATCGGGACTTTCTTTGCTGGAGAGTCATTGATATCTTTCAATATACTAAATCCTGCCATGTTAATATTTTATCCAACAATCTCATCTTTTTCTTCGTCAGTAAATCCTTTTAAATGTTCCTTCAACGAAGGATCTGTGGATGATTGCTGTCGTTGAACAGTTTGAGATTTTTGGTTTGCACCTTGATGAGAAGCGACTTTTACCTTCTCTTTTTGTGCATTAATTTTTCCGCTATTAGTTCTATCTGAGATGCCAAATACCTCACGATGTGCTTTATCAAAAATCCTTTTCAAATCACGCGGATTATCAGGTTTTCGATAAAGTGAGAATTCGTGTTGAAATTGGTTCCACAATAAGTTGTCCTTATCATTTTCAGGTAAATACTCTTTGTGGCCTTCTAACCATCCATCCAAAGTATCAGACGCTTGTTGCTGATAGGTTGTAGCTTGAAAGTCTCCTTTCTTAACCCAACCTCTCTTTTTGGCAACTACATCTATGACCTTTTCAAACTGATTAAGCTCCTTTTCATCATATTGACTTAAGGTTGCTTTTTCATCATCTGAAAGGTCATCTTTAGTTTCTGGTTTATATCCTTCAAAGACTTTTTGATTCCTTGTATCACGAAGGTCTCTTCTCAATCTTTGAATTTCCAATCTACGTGCTTTTTCAATTGGAGTTTCACCATCGACTGGCTTTGGCTCTTTTTTAGAACTATCAGAAGTATCATCTGTTTTCTCTTCAGATTCGTCTTCGGATTCATCTTCAGTTTTACCATCAGATTCGTCTTCGGATTCATCTTCAGATTCTTCAGATTCTTCTTCTTGGTTTTCTTGAGTGGAAGATTCCTCTTGAGTTTCCTTCTCATTTTCAGAAGTTTCATCTTCTTCCTTAATTTCCTCTTCAGGAACTTCAGGGTCGATTTTTACTTCTTCTGAAAAATTTACTTCCCTTTTGTCATCAGCCATAATTTTACTTTCATTTATATACCCGCCAAAGAGAGCGGGAGGCGACCTTGTGAGGTCGAGTGAAGGGACTCTCATCCCCTCTACCACCTCACAAAGAGTGGCTTATTTAAGTTTATTATTGATGCTTACAAGTATCATGTCTGCCAATGTTATTTCACCAGCTTTGTCTTTTTCGGAGATATTATCTCGTAAAAACTTCAATGTATCTTTTTCTAATTCTATCTCTTTATCTCCACCCTTTTCATCGTTCCATTTCATTTGCTGGACATCTTCCCCTTTTTCATTTTCAATTGTTTCTGATGTCATTTCTGCTTTCTTCCATTCTTCTTCATCGATTCTAACTTTTTTAACATCGTCCATAATAGCAGACAATGTATCTAAATTACCTTTAAATTCATTGAGAATTGATATTAACCTAACCCTTTCACTAATTGTAAATTTTATTCCTTTTTGCATGTTATAATGGTTTATTACTATTTACTTTAAGATTATTTTTAACTAATTCGCAAAATTTCCTAACACCTTCTATCCCTTCATTATACCCTACAGACTTCGTTCTAATGTCAACTTTATACATTTCTAAATAATCTTTAGCTGCATTAGATTTGTCCAATGGCACGATGAGCTTAAATAAGAATCCTGCGCCTGAATCTGGATATACTACATTTATCCCAAAGTCGGTTCCCAGTACTTCATCTACCATCTGTCTCCATTTAGGAGGAACTGGTGATTTATCAGATTTCTCTGGATTTACATCTGGTTTTATCTCTTTCGCTGTTGGTTGTTCAATCGACATTGCTTTATCAGGTTTGGGATTGGTTAATATCTCTGTCAATTTATCTAATGAAGAATTTATTCTATTTAAATCTTCTTTAGTAGCATACCGTGGATCTGGCAAATCTGGCTCGAATAGTGCCTTTGACTCATTATTGTGCTTCTTTGAATGAACTGCTAATCCAGCTGGTGACTTTGCTATAAAATCACAATCTGGACACTTTAAATTGTCTGTCATAAGTTTATTGTTTTACTTCTAATTTATTACCCGATGAAGAGTTCGGGAAAACTCGTCGACCTATTTATTCTTTTCTTCCTGTCGCTCTTTTAATAATTTTTTTCCCAGCATCGCCTAACACTTTGGCAGCGCCTTTCCATGTCACCTTCCCATTCTTAGTGTATTTTGCTCTTTTATCTGCTAATGCAATCTCAGCATCTGTCATCTGTCGCATTTTAAGACTCCTATCAACATTCGGTTTAGGATATGATTTAACCATATAACCATCAGATGTTCCTCTTTTAAATTGAACTCCTTTTTCTCCAGGACTTCTACCTTTTATCTTCTGTATTTTCATAATTATCTGTTATTATGCGGGGTATATCTACCTCGTAAGTTACTATTATTTCTTCACCTTTTTTAATATCTTTTTGTGCCTTGACTTTAATCTGTCTTTTATATTTTTTAACTTTCCGTTCATGAATAGGAAACAATCTATCTATTTGCTTCCCTTTAACCAACATCAGACATACAGTGTAAAAATCTTTAATCTTAATCCAACTTGATGTTTCAGCAATTGTCATCTTTATTAAATCTTTTCTTTCTTTGGGAATACATATCTCACACGCTACATCATTTTTTCCTTTTTTGTCTTTAAATGTGACTATGTTGTGTTCTGTCATCATAGTTTTATATAACCTGGCGTTGAATATTAATTTAGAATGTTTGTATCGAATCGAAAGTGCAATTTTCAGAAGAAGCGGTGTAACTTGCAATTGTACCATTAGTGGGCAATATCGTTACATTATTCGCACGATTACCACACCAATAATGATAGGGCTGATACCAATCATAATTAGAATATGGTACTTTTACTTCTTTTATAACTTCAACGATCTGCGATTTATTTTGAGATAACTTTTCTACTAAATCTCGTAGAAATTTTATCTCCGCCTCAAGAGATTTTACATCTCTATCAGTTTCCTCTTGTGAGCTAAACAAGATTTCTCTTGCTTCATCATTGGTTAGCAATTTATCTTTTACTAACTCTCGGAGCGATTCTGTTGATGGCTGCTCCTTTAAACGCCATATAAGTTTTTTCGTCATATTTGTTTAACTCAACGCCAAATTATATAAAACTATGCTTGCTGTTCCAATTTGTCAAAAAATTCTTTTATCCCTTGCAGTTTACCTTCTTTTGTAAACGCATTCCTTAATGTTTCAAATTCATTATTACCTATAACATTTTCTTTCCTTACTTCATTACAATATTCTTCATACGCTTTAGTTATTCCATCAAACCTTTGGTCATTTAGTAATGCTTTTATTTGTGCTTGTGTTAATTTGTCCATTATCGACCAAATGCCTTGCCAAGAGCATTAGTTATTTTACTACCCATTTGACTAAACATTCCTGGCTTACCTGTCTGTGCTTGATTCATTGTTGCACCTTGCTGTGGCTGTCCTGATTTAGGTGGTAATTGTCCTTGCATTACTGCTTGTTCTGCTACTTGTTGTGGATTATCTATAAATAATTCAGGTTTCTTGTCTTGCAACCAAGAATCAGGCTCCCAATCTTCTGGATCTTCTTCTTGAACTTTCAAATACTGATCGACTGACTTCTTGTAAATAGCTGGATCTAATTGTAACAATGGAGCAATCTTATCTAGTATTTCAGACTTCCTCATCTTCTCTAATTCTAACGAAGGGGTAAGAATCGATTTAGGCAATACTTTGAATATCCCTCTCCAATCTAATTGTTCAGGTTTAATATCTTTTCCAACTTGGAAATATTTAGACTCTCCACTTTCAAATAAATCTCCTCCTCTTCCTTCCAAATGCAACGCAACTTGTGGATAATAACTTGCTTCTAATCCGTTTGGTTTTCCTTGCGCATCAGTCTTTTCTGTTAATTGACTACGATCAATCCCACTTTCATTTTCATAATCCATCATTTCTTTCTCATTGGCGAATTCTTTAATCTCAGGGATTGATAATATTTGTTTAGACCAAGATAAAGTTAAATATGCATCCTGTTCTATTGCATCTGCTACATTCTCTAATGGCATTTTCAGTTTTTTAAGGGACGCTTCTTTAGCGTGCAATACTTCACCTAAAGTTTTTCCTGTAATCTCACCTTCTACTATTGGTGGAATGGATGAATTGTCATCTATTTTAGATTTAACATATTTTAATCCTTCCCATGCTTCTGCTCCCGGTCCTGGAACATCTAAGAAATCTACTTTTCCATTAACAATTTGATGACCAGCTCCTGGTTTAATCTTAATTTGTCCATCTCCCAATAAAGCAGAAGTGCCAGTATAAAAAAACATCTTATAAATCGATAATATCAACTGATCCATCGTCATGTTATTCATCTTATCGTAGGTATGTTTGTCTTGCTTAATCATCTCCCACATTGATACGCCATAAGGATTATCAGCAGATTGAATTAGCCACAATGTATGCCACAAAGACATATATCCATCATCATTTGGGAGTGGTGAGTGGTGTAATACAATATCTTTCTGTGGGATAAGAATAACGAATAAATCTCTTAATCTATTTTCAAAGAACCCAACTGTTATCATGTCCTTTCTTTGTTTGGCATTTACCTCCTTTCCTTTTTCATCATAAATCACCTGTGCAGAATCTCCTACAAATTCATGATTCTTATAAACATCAAACTCTGCGTCAAATTCGTCTTTAGTATAATCAATCTCGTAATAGCATTCCTTCATTGACTCTCTGTCGTATGGTCGCGTTGTCTCATCTATCCAAGTTCTATATGGATTCATATTAGTCTTTGCTACATCGTTAAATCTTACATATTCTTGCTCTTCATACTTATCCTTAGACCTATCCTCCTGATTTATTTCAGTTAATACTTTCTTTTTATATTTTATTATTCGTGGTGAAGATTTACCAACTGCCCAACCGTATTTGGCCAAGTTAAATACAAATAATTTAAGAGTATCTTTAGCATTTGTAATCTCCCAGTTTCTCTTCCATATTGAATTGGCCAACGCTGAACTCTTTTCATACTTCTTAGACAATGCAGTCAAAATTGATTCTGGATTCTTATCTATTAAAATTGATAATGCAGTATGAATCTTAGTTAGAAGTGTTGGGTCTGATGTTTTACTCCTCCAATCATCTCTCTCGTCTGATATATTAACTAATCTCGTTCTTAATCCTAACTCATCATCTGATTCAAATCTCTTTTTACCTTTATCAAATTGAATTTCACCTATTTCACACTCTTTGTCTGCTTCTTTCCATTTGTCTTCTAACTTAAGAAACTTACGATGCTCCTTCATCTCATCAATTCTTTTCTTGGTGTACTTTAATATATCCTGTTCTGGTTTATCAGCAGAATATGTTGATACAGTTTGTTCTTGTGGTAAATCTGGTTTTTCCATTTTATTTATTTATGAATAACTCTTGTTTATCTTTTTTGTTGGGCATTCTATCTTTAACATCTTGCGAAGCTGAATCGTATAAATAATTCTTTGCATCTACGAATAATGGTTGAACATTCTTAGTGTATGTATTCCGTAGGGGTGTTAAAAATTTGTCTAAAAATGATGGCATTTATTTTTTATAATTAAATGAGAAATCCCCACTTTTATTTTTGGCTAACAATATCTCTTCAATCCTGCGCTCTACAATGTTCAATGGTTTAGTGTTCTTCTGATTTCTTAATGTCTGCAACACATATCTTAACTCGTCGGCACAATTATGAACAACTATTCCTCCTTCAATTGTAAAATTATGCACAAACGGCACTGTAAGGTCGTATACCTCTTCTTCTTCGAAATGCTGTAGCTTTACAATTTTGATGACAGTATTTTGAAGTTTTAAAAAACCCTTGATATTTTTTACCGCATACGATACATTCTTTTTCAGTTGGATTAAATTTTGCCCAAAATTCTTTTGCATGAATACTATGCCATTGCTTTCCTTTATAAGTCTTATGCCATTTTGGAGCTTCAATTTGAGCCTTTTTGATATTAATTCTTGCTTGTTTTTTAAATTCTGAGGTGTTTGAATGCAGAGAAAGGTGTTCAAATTCTGATTTAAGTTCCAAATTGGTAATATCATTATTGCTCGTGTTGTTATCTTTGTGATGAACATGAAAACCTTTTGGAATACTTCCGTTAAAATAACTCCAAACGATACGATGAAGTCTAATACCTTTCTTTTGAAAGTATCTGCCACATAAATAAAATCTCGTGTTATTAAATTCTTGAATTGTGTTAGATATGGTTTTATACATATTAATTCTTCATCAGTAATATCTTTTAATGGTTTCCAACCTTTATTTGTTAAAAATTTATGTTCTGATGTTGCTTTTATTGTTTTACCATTATTCAATGTAGCTTCCAAGACCGTTGTAACTCTCGTTTTTCTAACACTTCTACATTTTTTAAAACCATCAGTTGTGTTAATATATTGTTCTTTACCAACCAAATCTTTTATTTTTCTTTTACCAAAAATAGTATCAACAAGTGTATCTCCTACAAAACAGTGGTCTTCTCCATCTGTATCTACATCTTCTGGGTGTAAATCATCATGAATCAACTCAGGTATTGTCCTTATCATATTTGGACAAGTGCTAAACACTTTCAGTTTTGGCTCTGTGAACTCATCCCATTTTAAATAACTATGAACTACATCCCACCCAATCACTCTCTTCTTACTCGCTGGTACTAATCCATTAACTCCATTTCTTATATATAACTCTGCCTGCGTCTCTGGTAATCCTAATTTACTAAACGATGCAGTATCCATCACTGTATATTTATAAGTCTCTCCTTCTGATAATCTAGCAATCTCTTTAGCGTGGTCTTCTGAATCTAAGCCGGTGCTGTAATGTTCACGATAAACCCAAACTGTCCCATCATTATCTACTGCGTACCAATGGCAAGACGTAATCCCTGATTTTCCGGATGGATCTATGCTCCTCAACCTCACCCAATTCGGAGGCAATGTGAACGGTATCACAACATGCTTATTATGTCTCCACTCTGCAAAGTACTGTCCTTCAAATAAATCGAAATCTCCTTCTCTCCATGCTCTTCCTAAGTTTCCTCCCAGCTCCTCTAAATATTCTCGGTACTCAACATTGAGATAAGGATTATCCAAGTAAGTCGATGGGATAAACCTAGTTTTAGACTCCTTCCCTTCTCTGTTTGGTATGACATAAGTTTCTTTAACAAATGTATGTCCTTTACCTCCAGGGTTAAATGATGTATACATCCGAGGCCTCCATCCGTCTGTCCTTGATGTTCTCAATGATCCCTTTAACTTATCAATCTTAACTTTCGTAAGCTGATTTAATTCCTCTACTGCCATGCCATCATATTCAATTCCAATATATTTATCAATATCATTTTCAGTTTCAAATCCTCCCAGTACTATCCTTGATCCATTAGTGAACGTAAGTAAACTTCCTTTTGAATATTTATACTCTATCCTTCTTGATAATACTCTGTAAATTAAATCTTCAAATGATTCTGATGCAGCTTTTCCTGTTTGTCTAAGAAATAAGAATTTCAGTCCAGCATATCGTTGACAATCGTCTAAAGAAACCTGTCCAAATACTCCATGTGATTTGCCAGGGCCACGAGCTCCTCCACATCCGATATCCACTGGTCCGTCTTTTACATCACACTCTCTTGCAGTTGCATGAAACTTTAACTGCCAAGGTAATGGTACATATTGAAATTGTAAAAATCTTTCTAGTTGATCTTGCGGAACTCCGATATCATGCGCCGTCTTTATTAGTATTTCTGTTGGTTCCATAGATTTTAGCTATTGTTTCTGTTATATCGTGTTTTAATTCTACGGGTCCACCATTTGCTCCTGCTAATTCTACATCTGTCTTTTGTGTGGCTTGTCCATAAGTCCTATCCATATCATCTTTGTAAAATTGAAAATTACCTTTTAACGCTTCGCCTATCCCCTTAATATGAAGCATTATCTCTATCTCTTGAACTGTCTTATTATTTATTTTGGCCAATTCTTTTATAGCTTCCTTTCGCAGTGTTTCGTAATTCTTTGTCCCTTTAATCCTTCCTTTACGATTTATTCGCGGGTCTCCTTTTTTAAATGGCATATTGTTAATATGTTGTTTTTACAACACTTTTATTGCTTTTTGTTCTTTAGAGGAGACATAAGTGTTTGTGACAAGACAAATTTACAATTCGGTCTCCTCTTTCTCTAACCTGCAAAAGGTTAAGCGTATTGA